GCTTTGTTGATAGACCAGAATATATTGAGAGACTCAAGCGAGAAGTCAAAGTAATTGATTCCAGAGGCTTCAGCAAGTACTTCTTAACTATGAAAGCCATATCGGATAGAGCTACAGATAGACAGCTTGTAGGCGCAGGTCGCGGTTCCGCTGCTGGCTCTCTAGTTGCTTATGCTCTGGGAATTACTCAGATTGACCCAATCAAGTATGGCCTTCAGTTTGAAAGATTTATGACTGCTGGTGGTTCTGGTTATCCTGATATTGACTATGACGTTGCCGACCCAATGGCCCTCAAAGAAGAGCTTATTGAGGAGTGGGGCGACGATATGGTTGTGCCTATTACAAACTGGAACACTCTACAGTTACGCTCACTCCTCAAGGACATTTCTAAGTTTTACGGTATTGAGTTTACTGAAGTCAATAATGTTACAAGCAAGATGATCTATGAGGCTACACCTCTGGCAAAGAAAGAGCATGGTATTACTGCGGGCGTGTACAACCCTACTTTTGATGAGTTGATGCGCTTTTCGGACTCTCTCAAGGCTTTCCTTAAAAAGTATCCAGAGGTAGAGACTCATGTCAACAAACTGTACGGACAAACACGCTCTGCCTCTAGGCATGCTGGTGGTGTGGTCGTAGGGGAGAACTTAAATGAATGGATGCCACTAATTAACTCTGGGGGTGTTAGGCAGACGCCTTGGTCAGAGGGTATGAATGTTCGTCACCTTGAGCCGATGGGTTTTATTAAGTTTGATATTTTGGGTCTTGCATCACTGCGCATGATTGAAGATGCAATCAGGCATGTTCTGGTTAGGTATCACGATGTGAGCGACCCATCTTTTGCAGAGATTAAAGCCTTTTATGAGGAGCATTTGCATCCAGAAAGTATTGATCTTGAGGACACAAAAGTATGGGAGAATATATTTCATGAAGGAAAGTGGGCGGGTATCTTCCAGTTCACAGAGGCTGGAGCACAAACATTCTGTAAGCAGGCTAGGCCAAACAATATTACGGACCTTGCTGCCATTACTTCTATATATCGCCCTGGTCCATTGTCTGCAGGTGTTGACAAAATGTACGTCGGCGCTAAAGAAGACCCTGGTGCCGTAGACTATCTGAACCATTACGTAAGGGAAGTTACTGAAGAAACCTATGGCTTTCTCATCTTTCAGGAACAGATAGCGATGCTAGCTCACAAGTTGGGCAAGGACTTGTCTCTTGACGAGGGTAACAAACTTAGAAAATTATTAACCAAGAAGGGGACAGGCTCTGCCGCCGCCGAGAAAGACAAAATATACGACAAGTTCCGTCGTGGTTGCATTGAGAAGGGGATGAAAGAATATGAAGCTAAGGAGTTATGGGGTAAGTTTGAGTACTTTTCTGGCTACGGTTTTAATAAATCTCACGCTGTCTCCTACTGCGTACTTTCTTTTCAATGCGCTTATCTTCTACATTATTATCCTGAATGCTGGCTAGCTGCATTCTTGGACAAAGAGCCAGACAAGCGAAAAGAAAGAGCTATCAATGTTGCGAAGTCATATGAATATCAGATTGCTCCTCTCAACATCAATACTTCTGGCGTGCGCTGGGAGATTAGTCCAGATGGTAAGACTCTGATTCAACCTTTGTCATCTATCAAGGGTCTCGGTGCTACTGCTATACAGCAGATACTTGATCACAGGCCTTTTGATACTATTGAGGATTTTCTGTTCAATGAGAATATAGTTTATTCAAAGCTCAACAAAAAGTCTATTGATGCTTTGATTCGCAGTCAGGCCCTCAACACGCTTAAAGACAATAGGTTCACTGGTTTAAAACACTTTTGGATGGCTGTGGCTAAAGATAGGCCTCGCAAGCTCAAGAACCTTGAGACCAACATTGAGATGTATGCTGAAGCAGGCGACTATACTGAAGAAGAAAAGTTGCAATATTTAGTTGACTTAACTGGCTTCTTTCCATTAAACTTAGTTGTGGATGAGCATGTACAAAGAAGACTTGATGAGCTTATGGTTCCTCCTATATCAGAGTTTGACCCTGAGTTACAACTGGCGTGGTTTATCCCACGAGAGGTTGTAAGAAAGAAGACAAAGAATGGAAAAGACTTTTACATCGTAAAGGTTATAGATTCCAACTCGGAGCAGACCTCTATTAAGTGTTGGGGGGTAAAACCCGACAAAGACAGAGTATTTTTAAACAGGCCTTACCTGGCCAGACTTGATTGGAGTCCTCAGTGGGGCTTTAGTACGAGATCATTATCACACAACTTTAGGATGCTAGCATGAAGAAATACAAAACAATTTTTTGCGATATTGATGGAACTATATTTAAGTATCGCAAATTTGAAACATACAAGACAACACAGCCAGAAGTAACAATCATGGCTAAGGAAAAGCTTCTTGATTGGAAGAGTCGTGGGCACATGATAATTCTAACTACGGCGAGACCTGAAGACTATCGGGCTCATACTATCAAGGAGCTTGCTTCAAATGGTATTCCTTATGACAGATTGATTATGGGAATAGAGAGAGGTCCAAGGTATCTTATAAATGATATGGACCCTGGTAAGCCAGGGATCAGAGCTTTTGCCTTTAACTTAACTAGAGATGAAGGTATGAACAACATTATAATCAAAGAGGAGGATTAGTATGCTTGACGGAGCAGTAAATATTTTTAGAGTTAGGGACAACGCCAGGTTGCCAGAACGGGCCCATGCCACAGATGCGGGCATGGATTTCTTTTTTGCGCCAGTAGATGGCGTTGCTGTTAGAGTTGAACCAGGTCAAACCACTGTTCTTGAAACAGGTGTGAAAGTCCAGGTGCCTGATGGTTGCATGTTGCAGATCATGAACAAGTCAGGCATCGCCACAAAGAGGCAGCTTATCACTGGTGCTTGCGTTGTTGACGAGGGTTATGATGGAGAGATATTCATAAACCTACAAAACATTGGAAGAGACATACAATACATTGAGCCAGGCCAAAAGCTAGCCCAGGGCGTCTTTGTAAAAATTTTAAAGCCCGAGCTTTTAGAAATCAATAGGGATAGTATCTATGGGCGGAAAACTGCACGCGGCGTCGGTTCGTTGGGGTCAACTGGCGTATGAGTTTCAAAAGAAAGATCATGAGACGCAAGCTCAAAGAAAGCAGAAAAGAGTTCAAGAATATCATGGATATGTTTGATATTTTGCCAGACCACTGTATGAGCTGTGACGCGCCTTATGATCGCAACAATAAAGAACAGGCCAGCACCTGGAGCGTAGTAGTTAGAGAGAAACAAAAGAAAGTGAATCTTTATTGTCCCTCTTGCTGGTCTCAGGCGAAACAAACACTAAGTGAGATAGAGGAGTATCTAGATGCAAAAACAAACAACTAGCTTTGATGATGTGCTTTTAACGCCGCAATATAGCGACATAAAGTCTCGCAGCGAGGTTAACATCTCTAGTAAGTTAGGATATAGAATCTACTCTTTACCTATCATATCAAGTCCAATGGATACTGTAACTGGAACAGCTATGTCTTGGGGTATGGGTTCCGCAGGTGGTCTTGGCATAGTGCATAGGTATTGTTCTATACAAGAGCAGATTAAGATGACCGCACCTAATTCAGCAGCCGCAATAGGGGTCACTGGCGATTTTGTTGAGAGGGCACAAGCTCTTCATGAAAATGGTGTTCAGACATTTTGTTTGGACGTAGCACATGGTCATCACATCTTGGTTAAAACCGCACTGGAAAAACTAAAAGCTCAGTTTGGCGACAGTGCAACGCTTGTAGCTGGAAATGTTGCCACTGCCGAGGGGTATGCTGACTTGTCTGAGTGGGGTGCTGATGCCGTTAGGATTGGCATTGGTGGTGGTTCTATTTGCTCAACTAGAATTCAGACTGGTCACGGAGTCCCAACGTTCCAGTCGGTGCTGGATTGTAGAGATGTTGATGGAGCAACTATCATTGCAGATGGCGGTATTAGAACTGCAGGTGATATTGTAAAAGCGCTTGCGGCAGGCGCTGATTTTGTTATGCTTGGTTCTATGCTGGCAGGAACAAACCAAAGCCCAGGTAGTGTTTTTCAGAACAATGATGGTAAGAAGTACAAGGTTTACCGTGGCATGGCAAGCGTAGAAGCCCAAAAGGACTGGCGAGGCGAAGCTAGATCTCTTGAGGGTATATCAACAACGATTCCCTACAAGGGTTGTGTTGTTGACATATTAGACTCTTTGGCTACGAATATCAAGTCAGGATTAAGTTACTCGGGAGCTAGAAGTATCAGAGAGTTGCAAGCAAAAGCGAGATTTGTTGAACAAACCGCTGCGGGGCAATCAGAGAGTAGCACCCATATACTTGGCAGGAAATGAATAATAGTTACGGTAAAGATGAAAAGAAGATTGTATTTGCGGACACAGATAAGCGTCATGCTGATCTTAGAATTAGACTAAGGTATGATGGCATCACACAAGTACAGTTTTTTCAGTCAATCATTACAGGATATCTGGACAAGGATCCAAGAATTATTGACTATATTAGAACTGTTAAAGAAAAGCTAGCTAAACAAGGAAAGAGAAAGATTAAAAAATCTCAGTCCCTTTATGAAAAAGGTGAAAACAACAAGAGGTTGTTTAAGCTTACCGAGGAAGAGACTGAAGAAATATTTGACATTATTGCCCAGGAGTTGTATGATTGAATGTGTAAAAGAGTGTAGGCTTAAAAACAAGCCGTGTGAGAATAAGACTTGTAGAAAGTGGATAGATTATGAAGAAGATTTAAACTGTTGTTTGGTTACTATTGAGGATAATAAGAGTGACGGTTTGACGTTACACGAGACGGCTAAGCGTATAGGTTTAAGTTTTGTGAGAGTTAGGCAAATTGAGAAGGAAGCTATAGCTAAGTTGTCAAAACTGTTTTAACAAAATTGTACTTTTTTGAAATTTTATGACTATTTACTTTGTGCACAACTATGTACACTCTATTAAAAAGTTAGGAGAAAACCATAATGAGTGATAAGAAGTTATTGAACGAGACAACGATTAGAAGATTCTGGAAGCTGGCAAATCTTCAGCCACTTGCTGAATCTGGCCTTACTTACCTCCAAGAAGAGGAAGAGGAACTTGACGAAGTTGCAAGTAAGGACAAAGACCTTGACGAAGTTGCAGGTAAGGATGAAGACAAAGAGAAGGTGGATGAAATGAAACCACCTCAAGGTGGCGGAGCCCCAGGTGTGTATAAAGACACTACGGGTGATCCACAGAAGCACAAGCCGAGAAAGTATGGCAGTGGTTCAGAAGAATCTGAAGTGAAGCCTCGCAAGAAGATGGAAGAAGCAGAAGAGCTTGAAGAGAAGGCCTACAAGCGAGACGAGCTTGACGAAATGGGCAAGATGATGAAGCGTGACGACGAAGATCCGATGGAAGAGATGGAAGATCCAATGGATGAGCCAGGCATGGAAGGTCCAGAGGAAGACATTGACGCTGAAGTAACTGTTCCTGAGAGCGACGTTGAGGCGCTTAGAAAGGCTCGTGATGTTATTGACCAGATTCTTTCTGCTGCTGACGACGGTGAGCCAGAGATGGATATGGACGACGACGGAGATGACGACATTGACCTCTCTGACGAAGAAGATGACGATCCAATGATGGAAGAAGAAGATCTTGACGAAGATATGCTTGAAGAGATGATCTCCACCATCACCAACAGAGTTTCGCAAAGACTCGTTAAAGAAGCCCTCATTAGAAAACTCACCAAATAGTAAAGAAAATAAATGCTTGAAAATATATTATGGTTTTTCGCAGGGGCCCTGGCTTACAGGGCCCTCTCCTATGCACTGGGCATTAGTGCAGCCCGAAAAGCAGCACTTTTTGCATACGACTATGCTATTCTTTTTCTTGATGCTATTGATAAAGATGTTAACAGGGCCATTAAACAAAAGCACGAAGCTTTATGGGGTGCTGGCTTGTCAGATGAAGAAATGAAATCTGTAAAAGAGAGTGATGACAAGTATTTGCTCGTGTGGAGAACTAAGGTTTTGGCCAAGTTTATTGTCGGAGGCCCTAGTATTACATTTAGTTCAAAAAAGTACTTGCAATCTGTAGATCCTAGTGATAGACTTAAGAAGTTAAAAGATGGTTTGGATAAACTGGAGGTGTACAAGTAATGTCTTTAAAAATTACTGCATGGGAAGAGCAGAACGATACTACCGACAAGCACAGGTATAGAGTTCAGGTTAAGGCAAAGAAACTTGGCGATGTTAGACCAATTTTCAAAACAGATTGGGAGGTTGTGGGAGAGGGTTTTTCTCCTAAAAGTAAAGAGCACATACTGATTTTTTCAAAGGAATTTGATGATAGGAAGCAATGGGAAGCTTTCGCAAAGGGTCTAGATGTTATTGTCACAGAAATCAAAAAGAGTGGAAAAGAAAGAATATTCAATGTCAGAAAAGCAAAAAAAGCAAAAAAAGAAAGCTGATCAGCAAGAAAGCAAGCAAATTGTAATTGTTAACAACATACCTGATAGTTCATCTCGTATTGATGATATTAGAACTATCAACCTTTACTCAGATATTAACGAAAAGGTGTGCGGGGAGACGGTCTCCGCTC